CGCATTACTGCCGGGGCGACGTGCTGTTCTACCAGCCGCTCGCGCTGGACGCCTCGGTGGCCCGCGAGACGGTGCACAATCGCCGCTGCATGATCCTCACGGTGAATGACGAGATGCGCCCTGGGCTGGTCCACGTGGACGATGACAACACGGTCAGGGTGTCGGGCTCGGGCCCCGCGTTCGATGGGGTGAATTTCGGCGCTCCAAAGGCCGTGTGGCCGATCACGCACATCACGTGCCGGTCCTCTCTTTTCTCGTGATTTTCTGATTGGCAACCGTTCCGCTCACGTGTAGAGACCGTCGTGCACACTGAACGACTCCACTGATTAGGAAAGCGAAAATCCCATGTCTGACAACATCGTCGACCAGCCCCGCGCGGGCTTTTTCAAGATGCGCCTGCACAAGGACGCATGGTCGCAAGTGCCGGTCCGGATCTGTCACGAGGACGGCTACTGGCTGGCCGAAATCGACGGCGAGCCCGCCGGTCCGCCCGAGAAGGATCCGTCCTACGCGAAAGGCGTGCTGCGGATCTGGCACGGCCGCAAGGAAGAGATCAGCGAGACCGAGTATCGGCACCGTGTCGGTCCGCTCAAGGACTGGGCCAAAGCCCACTACCCCGACCATCCGTTGCTCCACATCGAGGAGCCGGTCCGCGTGGGCACGCTGCGGCCCATCCCGGCGTTCACAGCGCCCACGGCACCAGAGCGCCAGTCGGAGGAGCCCCTGAACGCTCCGTCGCGTCCACGGCCCATGACGGCGGCCGAGATCGTGGAGTGGTTGGACTACGAGAACGAGCCGCTGGTGAAATCAATCGAGCACGACATCTCGCAGCTTCGCGATGACGCTGACGTGGTCATAGAGGACGACCAGACCCTGTCCCGCGTGGCGGCCAACGTCAGCATCGCGCGGGCCCACATCAGGCAGACCGAGAAGACGCGGGGGGATCAGCAGAAGCCGTTCCGCGACGCGAATTCAACGGTGCTCAAGTGGTTCCAGGGCCTCACGGGCTCGCTGGAGACGGCGCTGGGGCCGGTGCAGACCCAGATGAACGTCTACGGCAACAAGAAGGAAGCCGAGCGCCGGGCCGAGGCCGAGAAGGTCGCGGCGGCTGCACGGGCGGAAGCGGAAAGGCTGGCCGCCGAGGCCGAGGCGGCGATGCGGAAGAATGCGCCGATGGCGGACGCCAAGCTGGACGCGGCGTCCCAGGCGGCCCAGACGGCGGCCAAGGCGGACGCGCTGGCCTCGGGCAAGGCGGCGGACCTGACCCGGTCACACACGGACTACGGCGGCGCGGTGAGTGGTCAGGAGACCTGGGGCTGGGAGATCGTGGACATCTCGAAAATCCCGCTGCGCTTTCTCCAGGTGAACGAGACCTTGATGAACAAAGAGGTCCGCGATTGGGTCCGCGCCCACATCGAGGAAGCCCGCGCTGGTGTGAGCCCGAACCCCGGCATAAAGATCACGCGCAGCATCGCCATGAGGACCCGGTAATGTCAGAGACAACCACGCGCAAACAGGTCGCGCCCGCTCTCCCGCGTGAGATCTTCAAGCCCATCAGGGAGTGCCGCGATCTGGGCGAGTTGTTCCAGAGCGCCGATTTCCGCGAGCGGATCGTGGCCTCGGTGCCGCAGTACATGACCCCGGACCGCATGCTCTCGGTGGTGCTCCGCGCCCACATGTCCAATCCGCTGTTGCTCAAGTGCACGCCGCAGAGTTTCGCCGGGGCGTGTCTGAGTGCCACGAACACGGGGCTGGAGCCGAACAGCCCGCTCGCCGAAGCCCACCTGATCCCGTTCAAGACGACCAAGCGGGGCAGGGGCGGGGCTCCGGACGAGGAGATCGTCCAGATCCAGACCATATTCGGCTACCAGGGGCTCCTCAAGCTGTCGACCAACACGGGCCGGGTGCTCTCGGTCAGTGCCAACGTGGTCTACATGGACAGCGACATTTTCGACTGGGAGGAGGGGTCCAATACCTTCCTGAAATTCAAGCGTGGCGGCCGCAGGGAACGCCGCGACGATGACAAGCCCAGCTATGTCTACTTCCACGCCAGACTCGCGGGTGGCGGTGAGTCCATGGAGGTCCTCCCGTATGGCGAGGTCCTCAAGATCAGGAACATGAGCCAAGCCTACCGATCAGCGCTCCGGGCCAAGGCCAACGCCGAGGAGAAGGGGTGGCGGATCCCGCCCGCGTGGACGGAAGCCCCCTGGGTGCGCTTCGAGGAGCCCATGGCCCGCAAGACGGCCATCAGGGCGGGGGTCAAGTATCTGCCCAAGAGCGTTGAACTGGCGATAGCCACGCGGCTGGATGAACTCGGCGAGCGCCGCACAATCGACTACAGCCGGGTGATAGATCAGGCCGGAAACGAGGCCCATCCGGACTACGCGGGGGCGGCCGTGACGCTCGGGGAACAAGCCTCGGTGTCATGGGACGATGGGGATCCCGACGAGGGCCAGCCCGAGGCGAGGACCACGCGGCGGCCAGCGGCCAGGACCGTTGAGCGGACCACCACGCAACAGAACCCGACGCCGGGGCCGGATCGTCCGCTGACGACCATGGCCGATGTCCACATCCCCGGCTTCGAGGCATATCTGATCGGGCCGGACGGCGAGGTCGAGGGCGACGCGTTCGTGGATCCGGTGGCGTGGGCCAAGGCGTTCGTGGCCATCGCGGAGACCGCGAGTCCAGATGAACTGCAGGCGCTGACCGAGCACAACGCCGACGCTCTGGAGGACGCCCGCAAGGCCCCCATCGCGGACCAGCTTCTGGCGGTGCGTGACGTGGCCGAGGATCTACCCGCGCCGACGGTCATGGTGGTGGGCGAGAAGCGCGACGGGAGCCCGGACTGGCGCGGCTATGTGGCCGCGTTCCGTGACATCTGCTTCGGCTGGCGTGGCGATCTGGCCGCGTGGCTTGAGGTGCAGCGCCCGGTGATCACGCAAGCGCCCATGGCCCAGCGGCTGTTGCTGTTGAAGGTGATCCGTGAGCGTGGCGACCAGTTGAAGGCCGGGCTGCCTGACTGGGTGATCGCGATGGCCAAGCCGGAAGCCCCGGCGGCGCGGGAGGAGGAGCCCACGGCCGACGAGAAGTGGTGCGCGGACCTGATCGAGGAGGTGGATGCCTGCGAGACCATCCCGGCGGTGCAGGAGGTGGTGAACCGGCCCGAGGTGCAGGCGCGCATGAAGCGCATGTCGCGCGAGCGGCGGCCGTTGTTCCTGTCCACGGAACACGCGGTCGATCTCAAGATCGCATCGTTGAAGGGGCAACCGTGATGCCGGATTTCAAGCCTATCATCTGCGTCGATTTCGACGGCTGCGTGCACTCATACGAGCGCGGCTGGCAGGGCGGCGAGATCTACGGGACGGTGGTCCCCGGATTTTTCGAGTGGGTCGAGCGAGTCCGCGACCGCTTCAAGATCGTGATCTACTCGTCACGCTCGAAGGAAGAGGCGGGTGTGGTCGCCATGGATTTATGGCTGAGCGAACAATACCGCCTCTGGCTCCAGTCAACGTCAGCGGCTGTCATGGATACCTTTGAGTTCGCCCACGAGAAGCCGCCCGCATGGTTGACCGTGGACGACCGATGCGTCCGCTTCGATGGGGACTGGGCCATGCCGGAACTGACCGTTGAGGCCATGGCGGACTACAAGCCATGGATGATGCGCGCCCGTGGGTGACACATTCGGTGACGGGATCCAGTCCATCATCGCGGTGTTGCGGCCCCAGGTCGCGGGCTGGCGGGAGGTGGACTGGAAACTCCCTGGTACCAACGCGCCGCACCGGGCGTTCTTCCACGACCGGGCCTCCCTGGGCGTCATCTCGGCGGTCGAGGTCGTGGATGACGGCGTGATCGGGGGCCCGGAGTATCATCTCTCGATCAGCCGCCAGCATCGCACGCTGGGCCCGCGGCGGTGCACGTCGGAGGAGGCGCGCTGGGTCCTGGTGCAGTTCCGGCTTGAGGGCGCGAAGGAAGACAACCACGTGCCCGGCGGCATGGTCCGGAATTTCTGGCGTCCCGTGGCGGACCATCTGGTGGGCCGCGAGTGCCTCTGCGTCGCCGACGAGAACGCCATCTCCGAGGACAGGGGCGATTTCATCTGGCGAGCCTGACATGAAAAAACGCCCCGGACCCGGTTGGGCCTGGGGCGTTTGCGATTGCTTCACACGTGAGAGAATGCCAGAAGCGGTCAGCGGGGAGCGCATCCCCGCCCATCAGTGAGGAGAGTATCCCATGCCGTCACAACGTGTGTTCCGAGATTTCCGCAGTGAACTAAAGCCGGGGGCCAGCCAGCCCGCGCCCGGTGTTTTCCGTCCCATGCTCAGCCTGAATGGCCGCCCGGTATGGTGGGCCGAGGAGGACCTGTACTCCGTCAGGCGCTTTGGCCGCGATGCCCGCCGGATGGCGACCGACGCCGCCGAGGCCGTGCTGCACTGCCAGGATGGCAGCCTCACGGCCGATGAACTGACCCTGATCGCGAACGACCCGGCCTAGCCCCACTTCTTGATGGGGGGGTCGGGCTCCATCCCCTGGGGCCTGACCTCCCGCTGTGCCATGGCCGAGGGCTCGATCCCGCCTGGGTTGGGATCCGTCTCCTCCGGGATGATGGGCAGCGTGGTGGGCCAGAACGGCTCGTCTATCTTCGGGCTCGCCCGGCTCAGCGGATCCGGCTTCTGATACGTGCCGGGGACCGGCGGGGGCGGCTCCTGGACCTCGCCCGAGCGGAACATGGCCGCCGTATCGGTCCACACGCGTTGCTGAAAGGGCGACAGCGAGTCCCACATCGGAAGGGGCAGCCAGCCCTTCGCCGTCCCGGCCGCGCGGTGACACGAGTAGAGCAAGTGGCCGTCTTCATTTTCGTCCGTCATCAGAATTCCCCCTGGGCACGCAGGAGAGAAGGCGGGCCTCGATCAACTGGCGCAGATGATCGAGTTCCTTCTCGTCCCGCTCGAAGCGCTGCCCCACCGTGTCGATGCTATGACTGATCGCCGCCAGGGTGTGGCTGTTTTGCCAAGCCTGGGTGACCAGCGCACCGAGCCCGATGGGGATCAGCGCGAAGGCGATCTTGCCCCAGTCCACATCAGGCGGCGGGACGCGCCGATTTGTCGTGGCCGTTGGCGAGCGACTGGTGCGGCGGGAGGACATCGCCCTCCTGGGCCTGCTGCTGCTGCTGGGCCTCCTGCTGCATCTTCTGGACCTGTTGCTGGGCCTGCTGGCGCAGCCCGAGGACCACATCGGCGACGCGGTCGAATTTGCCCTTGCCCAGGACCTGTAGGACGAGGTTGGCCTGTTCGAGGTTGATGGTCCAGGTGATGGTTGGGATCTCAGCCATGGTGTGTCTCCAGTTGTTTGGTGAGGGCGTCCACTTTGTCCGACAGTTGCCGGATCGCGCGGAACGAGTGCGCCAGCATCGGGAGGATCTCCACGTGGTCGACCTCCCCGAGTTCGTCTCCGCTCGGCTTGGCCTCGACCGTGTCGGGCAGGGTCAGGCGAAGGTCGGAGGATATGAAACCGTGCGGCACGGGCGGGACATCGGCGGTGCGCCACTCGAAGGCCCGAATGGGCGTGCGGCAGATCGCCGCGAGGCTGTCGAATTCGTCCGCCAGAGTGATGTTGCGTTTGAGTTTCGGATCCGAGCGGTAGGTATTCAGATACCAGATCGAGTCGTCGTTATCGTGGACGAAGACGGTGTTGCCCGAGATGCCCATTTTGTTGACGCGGTCGTTGCCGCTCTGTTCGCCGTGGATCAGGTGGATCTCGCCGCCGTCGATCCAGGCGAAGAATTTGTTGCCGTCCCAGCGCAGGCCGATGTTCTGGCCGCCGAGCGCGCGGTAGATCACGCCCACGTGGGTCAGGATCGAGCCGTTGACGTTGTTGGAGGCGTAGACCCAGCCGCCCGCCGCCACGAGGTTGTCCCGCGCGTTGACCGACGCGCCGCTGTTGATGTTGTTGTTGGCCGAGGTGCCGAGGCCGCCGTAGAAGCTGGACCAGCCGTCCTGGAAGTAGACCCAGCCCTTTTGCGCGTTGCCGTTGCCGTCCATCTGGCCGAAGAAGATCCCGCCGTCGCTCCAGAGGCCATCGCAACGGCCTTGCGATTGTGTCCACATGGACAGCGTGGCCGCGCCGCCCGGTGAGATGCTGATGATCCGGCCGAAGTTGCAGCGGAGATAGCCCTGCATGGTCAGTGAGCCGCCGCCGTCCATGGTCATCATCCAACCGCTGGGCGAGGCCCACACGCGCAGCCCGTCCGAGGTGCGCCACGCGTCATACCAGTTGCCTTCCCACTGGCGGAATTTGTAGTTGGCGTCGCGGAAGTTGGCGAAGTTGCTGTCGTTGCCGAAGTAGAAGGTGGAGGACGCGCCCGCGTAGCCGAGCCACGTCCGGCCGTTGACCGCGAGGTCCCCGGAGATCGTGCCGCCGCCGAGCGGGAGATAGCCGCCGACGCGGCCCGACACATAGCCGGTGGTGGCCACGTCGCCGACGTAGGTCCCGTTGACATACATGTTGACCGAGCCATTCCAGCCGAACGCCATGGCGTTGTTGGAGAAGCCCGCGTAGCTGACTCCGTTCGCGCCCACCTGGAGACCGCCGCTCAGCGCGCCGCCGGTCAGGCGTAGGAATGGCAGCCCGATGCCGCCGACGTTGGGCTCGTGGGCGAAGCTGACCACGCCGTTGGAGCGGTTGATGGTGAGCGGGCTGTCGATGTAGGCCCCGGCGTCCGAGAAGCGCGCGATGCCGAAATTCGACCCCGTGTTGGCCCCGCTCTCGGCCTCGTTGGTGGCCATGTGGAGTTGCCAGCGGCCGGATCCCGAGGTGTTGGCCTGGATGTAGCGGTACTGCCCGGCCCCGGTGTTCATGGACAGGAGGGTCGCCTGCCCGGCCGGTGCCTGCAGGAGATACATCGGCGCGGTGATCGGGCCGGTGACGGTGCCGCCAGAGAGCGGAAGATAGCCGGTGCCGACGGCCCCCTGGGCCACGCGCTGGATCATCGTGCGGAGGTTCGTCTGCAGCGCGGTGATGCCCGCCGTGGTGGCATCGTCCAGCATGTCCGCGCCGATCTCGTCCACCGTCAGCTTGGCCAGGACCGAGCCCATGAGGGTCGATTGCCGCCAGACCTTGTTCATGTGGAGCGAGATCGCGGTGCCCCTGGTAAAGCCCACCAGCCGGGTGGTGAACCCCGCGTCACTGTAGTCATTCTGCGGCATGACGTTGGCGGCCGGGTCGCCGGAAAACACGAGGAAATCGTTGACTGCCATGGGGCGCTCCGTTGGGGTTGGTTAGAGGACGAGGACCACTTCGCCCCACGCCCCTTCGTCGAAGCCCGCGAATGGCCCTGGATCGTCGGGGTCGTAGACCATGTCGAGGCCGAACAGCGGGTCGGTGATGACCGTCGTCTCCAAAAAGGTCACGCGCACGCCCGAGGGCTTGACCGGGAAGTCTTGCTCCAGGGCGAGCAGGCCGAGGGTCGAGATCATCCCCGACGGGATCAGGACCTCCATGGTCATCACGCCGCCGGGCCGGTCGCCTCGGTCATCCACGACCACGCCGGGGAACACGAGATCGAGGAGTTCGCGAATGTGCGGCACGGTGCCGTCCCACGAGTTCGCCGCCGCCTGCAATTTCAGGATCGAGCGGTAGGCTTCGTCTTCGAGGGCGACAACGCCGTTGCTGTCCTGGTGCGGCTCCAGCCACACGCCCTCGTCGAACCCGACCCGGACATCCGGCTCGTCCAGCGCGAAGAACACGCCGAGGATGGGCGCGCGGAGATAGCGCGAGCGGCCGATCCACTGGCCCACCATGTCCAACTGGACCCCGACGGCCGTGTCCAGGCTGAAGTCCGCGCGCAGCTTGTTGAGGAGCGCCTGGGCGTCGGCCATGGGAGCGACCAGGGCGGCCAGCACGCTCATGAAACGCGGCTTGTCGCTGTGCCACGAGGTCACGCGGCCCAGGTAGTCATTCATGGTGGGCATGGGATCAGGTCACCGTGATGATCACGTTGATCGGGTCACACTGGGCGATCTCGTAGATCGTGATGGGGATGTTGGCCGTGCCGTAGGTGCCCACGTCAGCCGGGTGGGCAATGGTCATGTCGGTGATGTCGTAGGTGTTGGTGGCCCCCACGGGCAGGCCGGTCATCTCGTCGCAGAGGTTCGCGGGCAGCCACAATTTCGAGTAGGTGACCATCACGCCCGAGCCGAGATTGTTGATGTAGTCGGAGACCGTCTTCTGGATGGACTGGCCGACGTTGGTCGAGTAGCCGGGCAACTGGCGCAGCGTGATCTTGACGCCGATGATCATCGGGGTGGGGATGAAGTAGCCGATGTCATGGGTCAGCCCGTAGGCGTCCTCGACCATTTCCCGTGTCGTGCCGTAGGTGAAACAGCCCGGCGTCTTCTTGGCCATGATCGTGGTGCAGATCTCGATGGAGTCCCCGCCGCGCACGACCAGCGCGATGGAGTGCTCGGGCAGGCCGGTGACGGGATCCGTGCCGCCGGTATCGTTCTCGTAAGCCTTGACGTGGGTCACGTCCCGCAGCCCGAGGACGCCGCCCACGATGCCCTCCAGGACGGTGCGCGAGGGCAGGGCGGTGGACTGGCTCTGGCGTTGCCTCAGCGCCGCGTCGGTCTCGATGGGATTGCCTGGGGTGGCCGCCAGGGGGTTGTCCACGGTCTGCCAGCCGAGCGTCGGGGTCGAGATCCGGGTGATGGTGTGGGCCTGGGCGGTGACGTAGCCGGGGGTCTCGCACGTGGCGTGGACGGTGATCTCTCCCGTGGGAGGAATGGAGACCGCCGCCGGGAGGATCCAGCGGTTGGATGACGAGTCCTCGGCCGCTCCGTCGATGATGACGCGGCCCGCCTGCCCGATGATCACGAGGTCGACCACCGAAGGTGTGGGCGTGGCCCGGCGCATGCCGTTGATCTTGACCGCCTGCGAGAGGCCAATTCCCTGGGCCGTGCTCGGGCTGAAGCTGTTGTAGACGGCGATTGCGGTGGCGTTGGTATCGGCGATGGCGAGCGCGAAAATGCCGATCAACTGGCCGTCCTGGCTGTCGGGCGGGAGGATCGCGTCCGAGCCGTAGATCTGCTGATACTGGGCCGTCAGGTAGGCGACCACGTCCGCGTATGTCGGGGAGTGGATCCCGGTCAGGTCGACGTAGGCGGCGGTCTGCGATTGGGTGAGGGTGCCTGACATCTAGTACTCCCCGGCGTCCAGGTCGATGATCTTGAATAGCGTGATGTCCGTGCGGGGGCCCTTGGTCAGATCCGCCGGGGTCATGCTGACCGTGGTCTTGCTGCCCCCCAGGATGCCCACCTGGAGGGCTCCGGTCTGCGCGTGTGGGGTGACCTCGACCAGTGGCTCCACGCGTGGGAGCGGCCCGAGGCTGACCGTCCGGACGCCGTGCTCCGAGCCGGGGACGGGGATCGTGGGCCCCGGCCGCGCCCGTGTCTGGATGGCCCGCTCCGGGCGTGGGGCGAGGACCTGGACGGGTGGGGGCGGGGGAGCGGTCAACTCTCCACGTGGAGCGACGCCGCCGCCTGGACGGGCTCTGGCGATGGGCCCCAGGGTGACCACGCGGCCGGTGCGATCCGGTGCGCCGGTCACCAGGAGCGGGATGTTGAGGCCGGGCCGGGTGGGGGCGCGCAGACGCAGGCCGGACATCAGGAGACGCCCGCGTCGATGCCGACGATGACGAAGTCCGTGATGTCCGCGCGGGGCCCGAAGCGAAGGTCCGCCGGGCGCATGGTCAATTCCGTGCCGCCCGTGGCGAGGACGCCGAGGAGCGCGCCGTGGCCGGGTGGCTGCGCGTCGGGCGGGAAGGCTCCCTCGGGCAGGCCGCCCGCGAGCCGGACCACGCCGAGCGCCACCGGGCCGTAGATGGTGCTCACGGTCATGGCGACCGACCATTCCCGCGTGGTGGGATCCAGCGCCGAGAACCAGCGGTCGATGGTGAGCACGCCCTGGGTGTCGAGGACCCGGTCCCGCACGATGGCGTCCCTGGTGCCCGCCGTGCGCTCGCCGAGCACGCCGCCCGCCCAGTTGGTGCCCTCGGTGAGATCCGCGAACCATTCGCCGGTCATCAGGCGCAGCCGGGTCATGATCTCCTGGGCCACGCCGTCGGCGTTGTCGTGGTGGAACGAGCCCTGGTCGCCGCCGCAGACATAGTCGCCGTTCTCGTCCAGTCTGCGCACTCTCATGGCTTGGGCACTCCCGACTCGCCGCCGCCCGGCTGGGTGTCTTTGTGCTTGTGGTTGCGCAGGCTGATCGTGCCCGCGATCACATCCCCGGAGACCTTCACCAGCGGCGTCGTGATGATGACCGTGGAGGGTGCGACCAGCCGGATGGTGCCGCCCTGGTCGAGTTCCAGGACCACCGAGCCGTCGTCGGTGCGTAGCTGGGTGGTGGAGCCGCTGACCGAGCCGGGGACGGCTGGCATGGAGCGCACGCCCACCATGCAGATCGCGTCGTTGATGTCGTGCATGCGCCAGTCTTGCTGCTTCTGCTGCCCGCCAAGCTGGTGCCAGTAGTCAATCGAGCGCTCCGAGAACACGAGAAGGCAGTCATCGCCGGGCTTCACGGGGAAGGTCAGGATGGCCCCGCCGCCGCCCGGAAAGTGGACCGGCACGTCGGGCAATTCCGCGAGGTTCACCTGACTGATCTTGCCCTCGGGCGAGCGGAGGTTGCCCTGGATGGCGGGCTTCACGCGGGCCGTCAGGGTGGCCGGATTGTAGGAGACGATGATCCCCGGCATGGACGTGTGGATGGCGGCCTGCCGTCCGTCGTGGGCTGCCTGGGATGCCTCGGTGGGATCTGACCAGCGCTCGCGGTGGTCGAGTGTGTCGGGGACGCCCTTGTTGCCGCTCATGGGTCGGTGATCCAGTAGAGCCGGGAGGCCGAGCCGAGGCCGTCGAAGGTGGGCACGTTGTCGTTGCCGTCCGATGCCACGGCGATGCCGCCCGTGACCGCGCCGCCGATGCCCAGGTAGCGAAGCTGCACGAGGAGGTTCTGGCCGGTCACCAGCGGGATCCCGCAGGCCAGGGGCGTGTCCTGATCGTCGGCGATGTCCATGACCCAGCCGCCTTCGTCCGCCTCGCGGTAGAGGAACGTGACCCGGTAGGTGGTGTCCCCGAGCGTGAGGGTCATGCGCTGCGGGTCTGGGCTGATCGGGATTTCCGCGATGGTGACCATGGACGCTCCTACTTGTTCCCGAACCACGAGCCGGGGTCGAATAGCTTGATGTCATGCCAGCCGGTCATCTGCCGGATCAGGGAATTCGGGTTGCTCGTGGGCTGGGTCGGGCCGGTCTGCCCGGTCGGGTTGGTGGTCTGCGGTGCCCCGCTCTGACCCTGGCCTTGCGCCGTGCCCTGCACCGTCTTGAAGGCGACCCTGACGACCTGTTGCAAGTGGACCTCGCACATGAGGGCGTACTCACTGTGCCGGTCCGTGGTGACCGAGATGTCCGTGATCAGCATGTCGGTGTAGCGCCGCTTGCCGGTGCTGAGGGTGAACGGCTCGCGTTGCTTCTGCAGCGCCAGGAGGCGGTTGTAGACATCGCGCGCACGGGTCTCGGTCGCCGAGTTGAACGGGTTGCTGATACTCCCCATGCCGTTACTGAGCGAGGGCATGACGAAATTGCCCGAGAGGACCGAGGTCGCCACGCCAGCCACGGACTCGGTGATGCCCGCCAGCGGGTTGGCGTTGGTCCAGCCGCACCGCATCGTCACGGTGGCCGGTTGCATGAACGCGTGGTCGGAGATGGGCGTGTTGTCGCTGACCGGGTGGGTGGTGATCTCCATCCGGTCGGAGTGGTGCTCGTCGATGGTCACGTCGGGGACGATGAACGCGATGGAGCGGCCCATGCGGATGACCGCCGTCAGCGGGAAATTCAGCGTGGACAGTGGGCCGCCCGCGAGCCCGAGGGCTTGCTGGATGCCGGTGACCGCCGACGGGTTGAGCCGTCCGAGGATGCCGCTGAGAGTTCCGCTCATCGCAATGCCGACCTCGTGTTGCGAACCAGAGACTCGTTGACCCGTGTCTGGGCCCCCGCGACCCGTTGCGCGGTGTCGGTCGCCGTTGGTCCGGCGGCCACGTTGATCTCCGTGGTCTGGTTGATGACCACGCCGCCAGCCCCGCCCATCGGTGCGCCCGGTTGCCAGCCGCCGGGCAGGCCGACAGCCCCGCCACCACCGCCCGCCACCATGGGCTGACCGGCGACCGAGCCGGGCAACAGCGCCGCCCGCGCGTAGGGCAGCCGCCGGTTGAGTTCAGTCGGGTTGGTGTTCCAGTCCTTCGGCCGCTCCATCCCGAGTGCCGCCATCGTCGCGGTTTCGATGGAGCCCGCGCCGCGTAGCGCCGCTCCCGCGCGGCTCTCGGTGCCGGTGAGTTCCCAGTTGAGGAAGTCGATCTGTTCCCGCCACGAGGCTTGCTGGATCGGCTTGCCGTAGCGCTCGCGGAAGCGCGCCTGCCGGTCGGGGTGCCACTGCGCCATGCCGTAGGCCGCGCCACCGTCGCCGACGGCGTTGGGGTTGAGCCCGGACTCCTGCATCAGGTTGCCGATGATCCCGGCCGCCTGCACGTTGGTCCAGGATCCGCCCTGCGGGCTCATGAGGTAGTCGAGCAATTCCTGGCCCGATGGCTTGGATCCCGACCCCGCCTGCATGAAAGCGCCCGAGGCGGTGTTGGTGCTGACCGCGCCGGGC